CGCCATTGCCGAAGGTGAAGCGGACGTTATCGGAGGTGCCTTTGATGTCCTGCGAAATCAGGACGTCGGAGCCGGGCTCGCCGATTCCGATCAGGCGCGGCAGGTATAGCTGGCCGCCCACCGTGACGCGACGGTCGGAGACGTAGATGTCGGGAACCGCGGATTCGCGCACGCGGATGTGGACCAGGGGGACGATCTGCTGGACTTCGGAGAGCAGGGCGGTGGACAGCGCGGTCGAGGGGAATCGCAGGCAGGTGGAGTTGACCGCGTAGGTGGGGGCCTGCGTCGGATCGACGACCTCGATGAGATTCAGTCCGACCTGGACAGCGTTGCGCAGGTATTCGAACGAGATCGGCGCCTGCTCGAAGGTCACCAGCACGCCGGTGGTCGTGCCGCCGGGGTTGGGAACGTTGTAGGTGAACGCTTTCCACGGCCCCTGCATGGCTTCCCAGAACGCCTTGAGCTGGTTGGCTTCCGTCCAGCCCACGTTCGGCCGCTTGAACTGAAACTTGCGCGGACCGATGCCGACGTAGTAACGCTGTTCCTGCTTCGCGTCGAGGCTGCCGAAGCGGTGTACGATCACCGGGCGCTCTACGGAGAAGCCGAAGGGGTACTGCGTGGTGAGCGGGAATGTCTGGCCGGAGTTCAGCACCGTGGGGACGGCGATGCGGCCGATTTGGTCTGACATCTACGCCACCTCCACCAGTTCCAGCCCCTGCACGTTCGTCCGCGCGACATCGGTAGCCTGCGCCCAGTTGCCGCGGAACACGACTGTCACGCGCCCCTGCGTGCTGTTGCCGGTCGGATCGTAGTTGCTGCCGATCTGCTGGCCCGTCGCGACGTCGAACGGGTTGTAGAAGGCGAACGGCGTCAGGCCAGCGTTCTGGGACACCCAGAAGTTGTACAGCGCCGAGAGCACCGATGCGCTCAATCGCTTGCTGAGCCGGAACGTCCGGCGCGAAGTCTGGGCAAGTTGCGACCGCTGGACCGTGCCGTCGTGATACTGGTTCTGAAGCTGAGCATACTCGCGCAGTTCCGTGAACGCGGTGCACAGCGACGCCGGCAGCACCCCGTTGGGGGCGGATTGGACGAGATTGCCTGGCATACGGGATCACGCCACCGTCAATCCGGGTAGCTGCATGTTGGCCGACTGCTGCGTGCGCCCGTAGCTCGAATACTGCGCCGCCATGGCTTGGTCGGTTACGAACTGCGGCGTCACATATTGGCCGGTCATGAAGTTCGCGGCGTCGTTGCCGCTAATGTTCAGAGAGAGGTAGGTCGCGCCGCTGCCGCCAGCCGTGTTCGGGCCGCCGGGAGTGGGATAGGTTCCGGCCGCGATGCCGCCGAGCGTTGGAATGTTCGAAGCGTAGGCGTGGGCCTGGCCATCCTGGTAGCTGGCTTGTTGATAGAGCTTGCCGCCCTGCTCCACCAGGCTCCCCGCATACGGCGTCGTGGCCGACATCGGCATCTTCTGGCCGGTCGCCTCCGAATACAGCATCACGAGTTGACGGACGCTCGGGGAGCGCACCGCCACCGCGATCTGACCGCCGAACTGCGACTGCGCAATCTGGACCACCTGCTTGATCGTGCCGCTGTTCTGGGGAATATCGACACCGTAGATGCTCTTGATGTCGTCGTGCGCCTCCCTCTGCGGAGACTTGACGCCGGCTATCATCTCTCCGATGCCGATGCCGAAACCGGCGGCACCGCCAATCAGCGCGCCCAACGGGCCTCCCATCTGGAACCCGATGGCCGCCCCGCCCGCCGTCCCTTCCGCTGTTCCCGTCCATGTGCCACGGCTGCTCCCCAGCAGCCCTTGTTGCGCAAGCATGGTGCCGCCCGCCAGCATAGCGGCCCCGGCCACGCCACCTACACCCGTGATCTTGCCACCGGAGTCTCCGGTCTGGACGTCGTTGCCGTTTTCATCGGTGCCGTAGATCGGATTAGACGGGCTCCGATTGAAGCTCCCCCAGTTCGTGCGCTTAAGGCTACTGACGATTCCCGCCAGGCCGTTCGGCCCACTCCCGCCAGCCGCGCCGCCGCGCGCACCGCCGAACAACATCGCGAGCGGATTGAATCCGCCCGTCCCGCCCGGCGCCCGATTCAACGTCGGCGTCCCCGCCGATGCACCGGACCAATCTCCGCCGCCAGCAGCCCAAGGAGCGGGAGTGTAGCCACCGGTGGGCGTGCCCGACCAAGAGTGATCCGTCCCGACGCCCCCCGTTCCACCGCCAGCTGCACCGGAGGCGCTACGCGTGCCGCCGCCGAACAGCATTGCAAGCGGGTCGAGAACGATACCACCGGAACTCCAAGGAGCCGGGGAGTAGCCGCCCGTCCCCATAGGCGGGCTCATCTTGGCTGGCGCAGAGATCGATGGGATGGAGATTCCCAAAACTCCCGCAGCGCCGGTGGCGCCACTCTGCAGGGACGGAGCCGCCACTCCCATGCCTGCGGCCAGGATGGCCGTCAGTGCCGCCATCACCGCGCTGTTTTGCATGGTCGCAGCGGTATTCTGATCGGTGGACACGCGCACCGGGTCCTGCTTGCCGCCCTTGAGAATGCCCGCGAGGCCGCCCTGCCCGTCCGCTCCGTAGATGATCGGATGGAGGACGTTCGCCGCCATGCCGCCCAGCGTTTCGGTCACCGGCTTGAGCACCGCGGCGTGGACAGTATTCAGCAGGTCCTTGCCGAAGTTCTTGGGCGTGGTAAACAGAACGTCAAAGAGCTTCTCGGCCTGTTTCTGTAGGTTGTCGAACTGAGACTGAATCTCCTGCTGGCGTTTCTGCTGGAGCTGCGCCTGCTTTTCCTCGAGCTGATCCTGCGCCTGGGCGATTTCCGTAAACAGATCTTTCTGCGCTTGCGCCGCCAGCACGGAGCGCTTCGCCGCGTTCTCTTCTTTCGATATCCGCTCCGCTTCGATGCCAGCCAACTGGACGGCCAGATCGAGCCGGATCTGGTAGGCATGCTGTGCCGCAGCCTCTTCCTTTCGCGCCGACTGCTCCCGCTTTTCGGCCTCAGACATTGCCATCGGCGTCTCCTGGCCGACAGTCAGTTCCGCCATGCGCGCGGACCGCGCGGCGCGCCGCCGCAATTCATCGCGCTGCGCCTGGACCCCAATGTCCTCGATCCGCTCCTGCGCGGCGAAGCCTTCCTCCCATTCCTTCATCTGCTCCTTGGAAGGCAGCATGAGGGCGAGCAGCTTCTTGCTCTGCTCGGCCGCTTGTTTGTCGGCGTACTTTTCGAACTCCTCCCACGCCTTCTTCGACAGGACGGCTGCCTGCTCGTCCGCCGACTTGCGAATCGCCGCGATTTCCGATTCCGAAGCCTTCACCTTCGCGGCCTGCTGCAGAAGCTGGTCGCGCTGATAGTAGATTTTGCCGATCGCATCGAGCTCGGCTTCATCGCCCTTCTTTTCGAACTCGGCGGCCTGGCGGCGGAAATCCTTGAGTTGCTCTGCGCCCTTTGCGACAGCATCCAGCGCGGCCTTGCGACGCGATTCGGTAGCTTCGGCGGTCTGGAGTTGTTGCCCCAGATCCTGCGCCTGAGCCTTCGTCAACGGTTTGTCGGGTTCGAGCAGTTGCTTCTGGAGCCGCTCAACGTCCTTCTTGGCGTCGGCATAGGCCTTCTCCATGCCGTCGTGCGTGCCGAAGAACCGGGCGCGAATTCGATCCGTTTCTTCCTTGCCTGCCCGCAGGTCTGTCCGCTTGGTGGCTGCCTCGGCATCCCCCAGCATCTTCTGCAACTGCTGGATTTGGCCCTGAATGTCGTCCGCACGCTTCGCGCGAGCCTCCTCGTCGCGGGTGGGCGCAATCGCTTGCAGGATGCCGAAATCGCCGACCAGCCCTTGCTGTTGGGCCCGCAAATCCTCGATGCGCTTCAAGGTGGCGTCGCGGTTCTTCATGATCTCGGGAGCCTGTCGCTCCACGTCAGCCACCTGTTGACGATGACCGGAGATCGACATCTTCGCCCCAATGCCGCCCGCCGCCCGAATGTCGGCGGCATCCTGCATCGCCTGTTCCTCTTCGCGGCGCTGCCGTTCATCATCGCCAGCAGTCGAGATGTTATTGAGGAACCAGTCGACGCCCTTCCCGACCCAGGTAACGGTGACGACCAGCCCTTCTTTGAACTTGCGGACCAGGGCGTCCCACTTGGTCTCGAGCACGGTCACTTCACGCTGGTATTCGGCAAAGCGGCGGATGTCTTCCTCGGTTGGCCCGAACCCCTGCTCATGGGCGACGCGCAGGTTCTCGTTGAGTTCCGTCATGAACGGAATCGCCTCGACGCCAACCTTTTTAAACAGGTCCATGGCGGCGGCGTCCCGCTGAAGGCCTTCCGGGAGCTTGTTCAGACCCTCGGAGATCTCCGTCAGAATCTCGGAGGTGGGCTTCATCTCTCCGGTGGCAGTGTGAAAATCGATGCCCATTCCGCGCAAGGTGGCCCGCGCCTTTTCGCCTTCCCTGGAATTGTCGTCGGCTGCCTGGGACAAACCACGCATCAGGCGCTCGACAATCGAGATGTCCTGTCCGACCGCGCGCGCCGCGAAGCCGAACTGTCCGACTTCCTTCGCGGTCAAGCCGGTGCGCAGTTCCGCGTCCTTCACGCGGGTGCCATATTCGCCGAGACTCTTCGCAGCCTCGAATGCGGACGCCGCAATGGTGCCCAATACAGCAGCACCAGCCGTGACGGCAATACCAAAGGGACCAAGAGTCGTCAGCACGGACGAGAGAGCGCCCTTCGCCCCCTGGAGCGGATTCTCCATGAATTGGCTGACCCGGTCGCCGAACGATGTGATGGCTTCGGATTGCTTCCGTAGCGCTTCTTCGGCTTCCTTGGCCGCCTTGACCGCGACAGCTTCGCGCGCGGCCTTCTCCTCCATGGCGATCATCTTTTCGTAGGATCTGGTGATCGCGTCAATGGCCTGCGGCTCGCGGTTGTATCGCTGTAGGAGCTGGTCCCGCTGGGTGATTAGCCGGTCCACGCCGCTCTTGCCGTAAGTCTCGGCCTGCTTTTCGAGGGAGGCGATGAGCCGTTGGACGCTGGACCGCGTCTGATCCGAAATTCGGATGACCTTGCCGTGCGACGATTCCGCTTTCTTCTCGAAGCCGTCGAGGGCGGCGTTGGCCTTGTCCGTTATCGGGGTGACCTGGTCCTCGGCTTCGAGGATTACGCGTTCCGCTTGGTCTGCCATTTACGCTGCCTTGAGCATCACGAAGGGACGCGCCTGAAATGCCGCGAGCACGGCCTGGCGGTCGCGCGGCGATACACCCCACTGAGCCTCGCGGCGGTTGTTGAAGGCGGCAATCTGCGAAGCCGTCATTCGCCGACCGGGGAGGGCTTCGTCCAGGAACCCGATCGCCGCGCGGTTTTCGTTCGCCGTCAGTACCTTGAGGCAGCGCAGAGTGTGCCCGCTCCACGTCCAATCGCGGATGGGCTGGAGACCGCGCGCCGCCTTGTAATCGGGGTAACCGCGCCGACCCGGCAGCCCCGGTTTCAGTGGCGCGGCGGCTTGGTCATAGATGTTCCGCCCGCTCTGAATGCGCGCCCGGATCGAATCCGCCAGCACCTGCGCGAAGCCCTGCATTTCCGTGGCGTTGTAGGGCGAGTACACGAAGCGAGCGCGGCGGATGACAGTTTGAAATCGGGGCATGGAATCACCATTGGGTGGTTCGAGCAAGACCGGAAGGCCCGGTGGAAGACGGGAGCACCAGGCAACCCCCGACTTGCCGAGAAACTAGGAAGAAGCTACCTTGAAGGTATGAGCGAGCAAACTGCCCAGCTCCTGGATGCTTTCGAGGCGCTGCCGTCCGACGACAAGCAGGCATTCGCCGTGGAAATCATGCGGCGGACCCGTGAATTGCCGTTTGACTCCGGCCCGATCTCCGACGAGGAGATTGGCGAAGCCGGCAAGGCGATGTTCGCCTTCCTCGACCAGGAAGAGAATGCAGCCGGCACGAGGTGAGGTGTGGCTATTCGACCTCGGGATGGCGGCCAAGACCCGTCCCGTCCTGGTTGTGAGTGTCGCTTATGGCGATGCCGATCGCGCCATCGTTACCGTCGTCCCTCACACGACTCAGCTTCGCGGCTCTCCCTTTGAAATCTCCGTGCGTGCCCCCTTCCTTCAACAGGGCGCCTTCCTGGTTCAAGGCATATCGACACACCCGAAAGCCTGGGCGATCCGCAAGATCGGCGCACTCACGCGAGACCAAATGGCAGCGGTTATGGCGGGCGTGCGGGATTGGTTGGGTCTCACGCAGGATTGACGGCTGAATTACTTCTGACTGATACCGCTTGCCTCGGCCCCGGCGCGGTCTCTCCGCTTCTGTTCTGCTCCTGGCGCTCAACCTCGATCAGTTCCAGCACCCGGAACTCCTCTTCCGTGATATCCGCCAGCGTGATCGTGAGCCCGATGTTTTTCGCAGTCAGAATGCGGAAGCACCGTCGAACGAGAGCGCCATTCGGTGTATCCATCGCTTCTTCGAGCAGATGTTTAGGACAGCCGGGCCCGTGGCTGACGTCGATGGCTTTCCAGTCTGCACCGCACGCGAGGCAGCCATCCAACTCCGTCGGCGCAGAGTAGCCGCACCGCCGGCAACGGAAGACGCGGTCGGGACACTCTTCGTCAGGCCCGCACAGCCCGCCCTGGTGCAGCACCGACCGGATCAGGAATCGCACGCCCGGCTCCTCCGGCCAGTCGCCGGGCGCGGCTATTCCGGGTCTTCGTCGGCCTCGATGGCAAGTTGCGCGATGACTTCGGACACCGCCGCCGACTTGTGAACGATCGGCACGGCGCCAGCATAGCCGTCGTGCGAGATGTGCAGCTTGTCGTAGAGCGCGCCGCTCGGCTCCAGGAACGCCCGCGTCTCAATGGACCGCCGCGCCGCGACCACACTGGTCGAAGCCCGCTCGTGGTCCTGCATCTCCTTGGCGGTCGGCATCCGCAGCACGTGAACCACGCGGGTACCGGGGACTTTCATTTCGATCCGGTAATTGATTCCTTCGCGCTCGACGTTGGCCACGGCGCACCGCTCGATCCGGCCGATCACCATGCCGGCTTCAGCATCATCGAAGGCGGGGCCGTCCTTGTCGGTGCGGACCTTGGTGAACAACTCCGAGTTGATCTTCGGCAGGTCCACGTCCTCGCTCTGCGACTTCCCACGTCCCAGGAAATGACGCACAGTGCGCTGTGCACGCGCCCAGGCACACCACTCCTCATCGGAGGGGAACCGCACCTCACAGCTCTTTTCGCCGCCCGACAGGATCGGCACCACAAACGGCTTGCTTGCGTCAAACATTTGAATCTCCTATTGGCAGATGCCCTGCAGCGGCGTGGTAACTGTCATCGTCACCATGCCGTTGGTGGGGTCGTAAAGCTGAACGCCGGTGATCTGGAGCGTCACGATGCCATCCGTGTTTCCGAGTTCGGCGACGTTGAAGCCCATCTTCTGGATGAGCATCGTGAACGAGTTGTTGGCGTCGCGTGTCATGGTGAACGTGGCAGTGCCGGTGGTCAGGCTGATCAGGTTCGCGTACTCGGTCGAGCCCGCCTGCACGCGCACCACAAACTGGACCGCGAAGGCGCGGTCGCCCCACTCGAAACGCCCTTGGATCTGGTAGCCATCCTGGGCTCCCGAGCCAGGGAAGAAGCCGGGCCGGAAGTTGTTTTCCCAGGACGCCTCCATCGACACGAACTGCTTGGCGCTGCCGCCGGTAAGGTAATTGATGCCGTTGAAGGTCAGAGCGCTGATCATGCCGGCGTTGAACTCATGCGGCGTGGAAATGGCTGGCAGCGTGATGCCACTGGGGGAAGTGTACTGGCCGGTGGTGACGCACTCCACCGCGCACATCGCGCTGGCGCGCCCAGGCGAGTTCTTGATAGAGAGCTTCCAGCCCTTCACTGCGCAGCCTACCAGCATTTCGTCCAACACCGCGGAGCCACCAGGCCGGATCTGCTGCACGAACGAGAAGTAGGGCAGCTCCAGGCCGGTGAGGTTCGTCGCTCCCAGAGCCGGAACGATGGTGTAAACGTACGGACCGCTGCCGCTCACAACGACGTTGCCCATGGAGAAGGACAGCGCCCACGCGAGGAACTCCGACGAGGCATACTTCGAGAGCTCGTAGGCCGGCATGTTGTAGTGCGACTTGAAAAGCTGGGTCGGGAACTCGTGGCCTTTGCCGATTTCCGCCCGGTCATCCTCGTTCACGGGGACCTT